TATTTGTCTCAACTGATGTCGGCAGGTTGGTAAAGCTACACGATGGCTTTGCCAAAATAACAGCGTTTACAAATGCCACAACGGTAGTCGCCAGTGTGCAAGAGAACGCTGATGGCAGAACCGAGCTGATGCCATCTTACGCATCAAACACGATTAGTTTTCACGAAGGAGATCCAAGCTCTACAGGATTAGAGCATAACGATAGGCTGCAAGACACTGCTGGTGCGTTCATTGATCAGGGTTTTAAGGTTGGTCAAAAAATCACGATTACCGGAGCTGGTACATCAAACAACAATGAAACAAGCGCAATCATTGTCAAAGTTACTGATGACACGTTGCTTCTTGCGCCGAGCTCTGATTTGACCGATGAGGCGGCGAGCAACACGATAACAATCAATGGTGACCTGACAGCCTCAACTGACTTTGCCCTTGGTGCGTTTTCAGCAACAACCGGACACCCTGCTGCGGTTGCCTTTTATGAACAGAGGCTGGTGTTTGCTAGTACGACCAATCAGCCGCAGACTTTGTTTTTTTCGGTCGGTGGGAGCTTCGAAGACTTCACGGCTGGCACAGATAATGACGATGCGCTGACCTACACATTGGGCAGTAACCAGGTCAATATTATTAGGTTTCTACAAGCCGGTCGTGTTCTCTTGGTTGGGACATCCGGTGGCGAGTTTGTTGTATCAAGCTCTGAGGACGCACCCTTGAGCCCGACCAACACGGTCGTCAAACGACAAGCCACATACGGATCTGCAAACGTGCAACCCGTGCAAGTTGCTAACGTCACTTTGTTTGTGCAGCGAGCTCGACGTAAATTACGCGAGCTGGTGTTTGATCAAAGCACTGATAGTTACCAGGCACCGGATATGACTATTTTGGCCGAGCACGTAACGGAAAGCGGCATCAAAGAAATGGCTTTGCAGCAAGAGCCAGACAACATTGTGTGGTGTGTGCTGAATAATGGTCACTTTGTTGGAATGACGTATCGTAGAGAAGAGAACGTCATCGCCTGGCACGATCACGTAATTGGTGGAACAAGTGGAGCGTGTACGGTAACGGTCTCAGATTATGCGAACATTGCGACCGGCACGACACTGACATTTACAAAGTCTGACGGTAGCACGGTGACCTTTACCTCTGAGGCGGCTGGGAGCTCAGACCCATCATCTGCCACAGGCTTTCGACCCAACACATCAAACAATGTGACTGCTGACAATATTTTTACAGCGATAAACGCCCATACAGATTTTACAGTCGCCAATCCGTCTGCTGCGGTCGTCACCATCGAGGAGACCAGTCCGACACCTGGGGGCTTTTTAACAGTTGTCAGCTCAGACACAACGAGGCTTACGACCACCGACCAGACATTTGCTCTCGCAGAAAGTGTCGCCACGATCCCTGGCGATCTAAACGAGGATGATATTTACGTCATCGTTCAACGCACAGTAAACAAGACAACCAAAAGATATGTGGAGTATTTTTCAGAATTTGACTTTGGTACAGATAGTAGTGATGCTTTTTTTGTTGACTCTGGTCTTAGTTACTCTGGAGCTTCAGCTACCACTATAAGCGGTCTTGACCACCTCGAAGGTCAGACAGTCACGATAAATGCAAACGGGGCAACGCACCCAAACAAGAAGGTGAGCTCAGGCGCGATCACGCTCGATTTTGCGGTCACCAAAGCCCATATCGGGCTGCACTTTGCATCGACCTTGCAAACGATGCGGCTTGAGGCTGGTGGAACGCAGGGAACAGCGCAGGGCAAAACAAAACGTATCCATGAGGTGACGCTCAGGTTGTTTCGCACGATCGGCTGTCAGATCGGAGATAGTGAGACAAATCTCGATCGAATACCTTTTCGATCAAGCGCAGATGAAATGGATCAGGCACTGGATTTATTTTCGGGCGATAAGGAGCTGGAGTTCTCCGGTGGTTTTGATACCGATGGTTTTATCGTGGTGCAGCAAGACCAGCCGCTACCGATGACCATTTTGGGTATTTTCCCCGAGTTAATTACTTTTGATCAGTGAACACAATCAATTACAAACCTGAGCATCTGCATGAGCTCATGGCCGGTAGACTTAATGCTGGAGCTCCTGAGAATATTGGCTACATGAAAGAGTATGCTGAGGAGCTGCAACATCCTGACTTCAGCTACAGCGTTATCCATAACGGTCATCTGGTGCTTTGCTGCGGTATCGTGCCGATGTGGGCTGGTGTTGGTGAGGTCTGGTTTATAGCCAGTAATTTAATACACACACACAAAATACCGTTCATCAGATTTGCACGGCAAAAAATGATGGAGGTGGTAGAGGCTAACAGCCTCATTCGAGTGCAGGGCGTGGTTAAAGTTGGGTGGGATACTGCACTAAGATTTGCAAAATTTATGGGATTTGAAACGGAAGGCATTATGAAAAAATACGGGCCAGAAGGCGCAGACTATTATCGCATAAGCTGGATTAAAAACGATGGCTGAATTTGCAGTTATAGCGGCAGCTGGGGCCGCAGTGGCAGGTGGTGTGGCAAGTGTAGCCGGTGCCATAGCCACCGGCAGACAGCAAGAGGCAGCGTACAAATACAACGCAGATGTCAACGAGCGTAATGCTCAAGTGCAAGAGCAAGCAGCCGAACAACTTGTCTTTATTGAAGAACAAAAAATTGCTGATTTTCGTGAGCAGTTTTATGACCTGCAAGACGCTCAATCACAGGCGTTTAGATATAACGGCTGGATTGCGGAAGAGGGAACACCGCTTAAAGTCGCCCTAGCTTCTGCCCAGGAGGCTGAAGAAGAAATAGCTATCCGGCGATATAACGCCAAGGTCGGAGCGCAAGAGGCTGAGGAGCGCGGCGTGGCCTTTCGTATGGAAGGCCAGCTCCAGAGAATGTATGGCAGTGCAGCTCGTCGAGCCGGTGTTATAGGGGCTGGGACATCCTTGCTCAGCGGCATTTCAAAAGGTGGACAAATTTATGCAGGTGCTTAGATGAAAGTCCCAACATATACCCGTCAAACTCAACCAACGCAGTCAACTGGTGCGATACCGTTTGGTGTAACCGCCTCACCGTCTGCGCTGTCAGCAGATACGCGAGCCGCTACCGAGCTCGGGCAGACTGTAATGCAAGAGGGGTTGAAATGGTTTGAAAGTGAATTAAAGATACGCCGACAATCAGAGCTCGATGCGGCTGATAATGATTTTAAGTCAATTCTTGCTGATGAAAAGTTAAACTCGCAATCTACAGATCCAGTACAGTTGCTTGAAGGTAAAAACGGGAGACCAAGTTTTGAACAGGGTATGCAACTAAAACTTACAGAGTTTCTTTTAGACCCAAATAATAGTCTTGGCGATAGTGTTGTAAAAAGACGGTTCAAGGCGAGAGCTTTAGACAATATTACTTCAACAACGATCTCAGTAAAACAGGATGCACGAAAACGACTTGTCGATAGTGCGGTAGCTTTTAGGTTAGAAAAAACTGAGGAACTTGAGAGGCAGGCGGTTTTTGGCAATAAAACTGAGAGAGCCGCAGCCCGTCGTGAATTGTTTGGCAAAACTGACACGCAAGGAAAGGTCATTTCTTTAGGCATTTACGAGCAAATGGCAAAAGATGGTTTTATTTTGCCGACGAAAGCGTTAAGCCTTAAACAGAAATCTCTTGAAACGATTGACGAAACAAACGTTGAACAGCGATTGCTTGCAGCCGATCGAGCCAATGATGCAAATGCAGCACGCGAGGTTTATCGACAGATTCTCAATAACAAATTTGTTAATCTTGATTCTGAAACCAAACAAAACTTATTGGAGCGTGCCACGCGATTGGAAACAGCTCTGCAAAAGAGAGCAACAAGAGAGATTGATCAACAAGAAAGACGTATGGAGCGTAATAAAAAGAAAATACAAAACGAAACCTTTAACAAATTTTCAAAAAGAATTATTGCGCTTGAACTTAATCCAGAGGATCAAAACGTAAAAAAACCAACGGAGTTTGAGCTCCAAGTGCAGTATGAGCAGGGCGATCTTACCTTAAAACAATTTGAAATTCTGCGAGATAAAATTAACGATCAAGATGCTAATCAATTAGATATAGAAAGATTTGTCGAAATTCAAAATGATATTTTGGCAGCAAGCGGTGTTAGCGACTTAGAGGAAATAGGCAATCGGGTTGATTCCCTAACAGGAAAAAACAAACCATTTCCCTTTGAATTTGCTCAACGCTTAAAAAACCAAATAAACGCTAAAATAGCGCGAGCCCCTGAGACCAAAGACATCGACTTTTATCACAACAGACTATTACGGTATCTCGGTGAAACCGACCTCAAAACCTATGATAACACAAAAAGAAAGATAAACGATGATGCTATCTTCACTTATCGTGATTTGACCAGACTGGACGGAAAAGATCCTCCTTTAAAAGCCGAAGAGGCTTACAGAATAGTAACTGAGCAGTATGATAGATCAGTAGCACAAAATTTAAGTTTCCTCGCGCCAGCCCCATTTGTAAAAAAATATCTCAATAACAAGTCAGTTGATAGTGGTGAAATTACAAAAGTAGATATTGAAGAAGCGAAAAAGAAAATAAGCTCTAACACTCAGATTTCACAACGGCAGCGTATGTTTGAGTTTGAAACACTGCAAATTATTGAAGACCGTTTAAAAGATCAAGTACAAGACAAAGACAACGGTGATCCTAAAAATGCCAAATTGGAAGGTAAAAACTTTGCCGACAAAATCATAGACTATTTTTCATCTAACAAAAATAAACCAGTAAAGACTAACTAATGGAAGATATTGGACAAGAATATGTACGCTCTCGTCAGGTTGGTGAGATGGCTACGGGAGATTATGCAGATTTTCTTGAAACCCAAGCCCCGTTTCCAAAAGATGGTTTTGACGCTCAGTACATTATTGAAAGAAACCTTGAAGTCCCAGAAAAAAACGAACTGACCGAAGGTGATCTTCAAAACTTCAACAATGATGATGGTCAGCGTTTTATAAACGCTAGTCGTATTTTGTATGATTTTATGAAAACAAAACCAAAACAGCGACAAAGGGACACCGCAGAGGCCGTTGAGCAATTTAGAGAAGACTCGCCACAGTCTGCACAATATATGAGAGGATTGCCCCCAGGCGTGGGATCAATGCCAACAGACGACGGCACTCCGCAGACAAATCAGCAGTTCGCCCAGTATGGTCTCGAACTGGGAGGGCAGCTTGAGTACAATTTTTCCAATCTTGGTTTTAATGCTGCGCGATTGACGGAGATGGATGACACCACTAAGTCGGCTTTATATGTTTTGATGAACACATACGAAAAGCTGCCTTATTTTACTTGGAATGGCACAAAGCGTTTTGTCAAAGGCGTGATGACAGATCCGGCGACAATTTTAGGTCTCGGAACACTTGGTTTCGGTTTTTTAGGTCAAGCCGGTTTGAAACAAGCAACACGTAAAGGTTTGCTTGCAGCGATCAAAGCATCATTAAAAAGTCCTTACGCAATCGCAGCTATCGAAGGTGGTGCTTATGGTGGTTTAGATGATGCTTTTCGTCAGCGTATTAAAATAATGGCTGGTGCTCAACCAGAGGGTTTTAGGCCAGGGCAGTCAGCTTTGGCTACGGGCATTGGCACAGTGGCTGGGCCAGCGATCGTGGGGGCTGGTCAAGGTGTTGTCAAAGGTGTATCGGCGGCTCGTGACCGCATACGAGCCCGAATGCAATCCCGACAGAGATTAAATCAAAGACTTGATACGCGAGGTGGCGTGCTGCCAACAGAGCAATCGCCTGGTATGCCAACTACCGCCCGACAAGGTGAGATGTTTGCCGGTAGACAAATGACACCACCACCTGCACCAGCAGCCGCAAGACCAGACGAGCTCGGGTTTCGATCAGGACTTATAAGAATGCTTGATGAGTTGCCAGAGGCCGCAAGCGGTCAGCAGATACTCAGCACATTGAGCAACGAAAATCGGCTTGGTCAGTACGGTGCTAAAAAGTCAGAAATTGAGTTACTTGGCTTGCCAGAATTTTTGCAAGGCAAACAGCGTGTAACAAAACAAGAGTTACAAGATTTTATTCAATCAAAACGTGTACGGATGCGTGGGACTGATGAAGGCGGCGGTATAATAGCTTCGGAGGCTGAGCCAGGGGACAATCCAACATATTATAGTCTGCGCGAAATGGTGGATGCAAATGATCAGGGGCTCAACAGACATTATATGTTCGGTATGCAGGGCGATGACATTGTTGGATCAGAGGTAACGATTGAGGGTCGATTGCCACTTGATAATTTATCTTTTTACAGAAAGCAATTAAATGAACTTGATACCGTAATTCGAAATGATGAGATTTTTTACGTTCAACCAGGTGACGCAGACTATGATCCTGAATACGCAAAACGTTTTGAGGGTCAGGAAATCTCTTACATAAGACCAGAAATTCAAAATGCACTGGACGATTTTGAGGCTGAATATAGCGACATAAGCAATAATGGAAATCGGGTAAATCTCAATCTACGAGGCAGTGAACAAGATCGATTAAGTGAGGCTTTAGTTAATCTTGATGATGCGACTGGTCATGTAGTATTAAACAATATTGAGATGCGAGAGCCGTTTGTTTATGATTTTTATGGAGATGGGATTTATCCAAATCAACGCGGCGATGTGACTTTTGATGAAGCGGTCTCTTCTGCCAGAAATTACATTGAAGATGTAGAAACCGATCCAAGCGGTCGGTCAATGCAATTTATAGGCACGACTTATCCAACGGCTCGTGGGGGTAACCCTAAAAACTATAGAGAGTTCCGTTTGCTGCCGCCCGAAAATGACCCACGCTTTGCCAACATAGATACGACTCAGCATTTTGAACGCGATACATTTGCTCATTTTAGAAGCACTGATCGTGCGATAGAGCGAGAAAATGGCAATATTATTGACTCGATGTTTGTTGAGGAAATGCAAAGCGATTACGTGCAAGGAGGTCAACGTGCTGGCTTTAAGCCAAAAAACGTTACTCGCGTGGAGGCTCAAAACAAAGCAGAGGAGCTTCAGACCAAATTTGTTGAGACATATACTGATAGCATTTCTGATCGGGTCGATCGGTTTTTAGCAGACACAAATTTGCAAGGTCTGGAGTATCAGGGAAAACCTATTGGAACATGGATTGTAGATGACTTGTTAAGAAATATTGCAGAGAATGGATCTGCAATAACATCTAATAACCTTGATTTTATCAGACAAGACAGTCTTAGAAACAACGTGCCTGTCCCCCCAGTCCTCAGCGACAGCACTCTATCGCAGTTAAAAGACAGCAAAGATTTACAAAAACTACGTCAATACGTTCGTTCGATTACAAAAAAAATTACTGATCAGGTCGGAGAGCAACAAAAATTTGGAGAAATGCTGTTTGATATTGTCGCTGGATTTGCTGAAAAAGATGTTCAGCAACTTGCAGCAGCACAGAAACTTTTTGATAGAACTGTAAAAGGTGTTGAGGATCTTCCCATGCGCTCAAATTGGGTAGAGCTCACAATGAAATCAGCAATCGCCCAAGCCGTAAAAGAAAACAAACAAATCATAGCCTTTCCATTTAGCGATGCCACAATTTCTGATGTTGAGGGCTTCAGAACACCGAGAGGCGCAATCAGTCGGCTTTATCTCAAAGATGTTCCTAAAATTCTTAAAAAACTTGCCAAGCAGTATGATGGCACGATTGAAACGGGCAAGCTGACTGATAGCAAATCACCGAACACGCGAGGCGAAGATAGCGGCAAGGTCATCATGTTACGTCTTAATAATCCCGATAAAATCAAAAAAGAAGGGTTAGCACTGCCGAGCATCGTTGGTGCCACTGTCGCAGGTGCTGGAGCTATGAAAACAGGCGCAAGACCAGAAGAGCAGCAAGCAGAAAATAGATTATAGAGTTGTACAGTAGTTAAGTCTGGCCGCTTTTTGGCGGCTTTTTTTATGGAAAAAATATGGCAATAGATCCTAACGAAGTAAAGAACGTCACTGACGAGGCCGTGCGTCTAGGCGGTATTACTGCGCCAATCAGGGGGAATGATGTTCTTGAGACTGATCCAAGTCAGCTCAAGCTAGAAAGTTTGGGTGTCCCTCCAAAAGAAATTATGCAGGGCGAAAACGATGGTGATTTACCAATCGAATTAGCTGGCCTTGGTAGTCTCACAAAAGGTGTAACAAATGTTATTGGCAGGGCGTTATCACCAAAAGATAATGTTTTCTTAAAATCACAGCAAAAACTTGAGGAGCTACAAAAAAACCAAACTGATGAGACCAATGAGGTAAACAGGTTATTAGGTGGGAATGATAATGCACCTGATCACATTAAGGTCGAACCCCGAGATGTTGATGAAAATGGATTCGGCCCTGCATTGGACGCAGAGGAGGCTGCTTTTAGACAAGCTCTCGATAACGAAGTTTTTGGCCCGACTGACATACAGCTTAGTGAAAAATTTAAAGAAGGATTAGAACAGGCCCAACCACCAAATCAAAAAGGCTTGCTTGATGATTTCCGTGCGGTAGGTGCGCGAGGGGATGCAAAAATCCCTGATGAAAACGATATAAGAGACACAATACAGGCGTTAAGTTACACTTACTCTGATAAAATAAAAGACGATAAGCGAGGCGAAATATCGTTAGCTGCTCAAAGACAGCTTGCCGATCTTGTCGGCGTTGATGAAGAACGCCTTAAAAAAACCATACTCGGTCGCCAACGAGGTCAGGTTATCCAGATGGAAGGAGCCGGACTGACCGAAACGATGATAGCAGCACGCGATTTATTGATGCGTGAAATCGACATTTTAAGCAGCTTGTCAAAAAAGGCAGAGTTCGGTGATGATAAAGATGCTTTAGCATTTCGATCACAAATGGAATTTGTGGGATTGCTCCAATCATCCATTAAGGGATCTGTAACAGAGATTGGTCGCGCTATGGGTGGCTTTCGTGCGCCTGCACGTACTGGCCGAGCTGGTGATGCTTTGTATGACCAAGATGTTTCTCAGTTGCTCGAAGAATATGGAGGCACCGGCCAAATACGTGACATGGCAAAAGCGTTTAATTCTCTTGGCCCCAATCTATTTAAAAAAGCACAGGTTGCACGTAACGCAAGTAAGTATGGTAAATACTTTGATGCGTTTTACGAATTTTGGATCAACGCTCTATTAAGTAACCCAGTTACGCACATAAAAAATATCTCAGGTGCTTTGCTGCAAGTCCTCGGTCATACGACAGAGACTTATGCAGCCGCTACGCTAGGTGCAACCAGAAGAGTTTTTGGAGGCGAAGCTCATGTAAATTTTGGCGATGCAAATGCTCAGGTCTTTGGCATAATAATGTCCTTGCGCGAGTCCTATGCTGCTGCCGGTCACTCAATGGCAACAGGGCAGCAGATGATACCAGGATCTAAAATTGATCCTAAACGTGGTCGAAAACATGAACGAGCGTTTTCATCAGAAGCATTAGATTTGCAAGGCCCGTTTGGCACTGCGGTTGATTTTACGGCTAAGGCGTTGACATTAGGGCGGTATCCAACAAAACTTTTAGAATTTGAAGACGCATTTTTTAAGGGCGTTGCCTATCGGCAAAGTCTCTATGAGCAAGCCTACCGAACGGGCAGAACCGAGGGATTGAAGGGTGATAACCTCGCAACTTATATCGCTGAGTTTGTAAATGATCCTCCGCCCAGTGCTATCGAAAAAGGACAAAGCCACGCTCGTTATGTAACATTGCAAACAAACTTAGATGCCACTGGCAAAGCGTTACAGAAAATACGCAATTTGCCGTTTTTAAGATATTTTGTCCCGTTTCTTAAAACACCCTATAACGCTTTTAAATTCGCTTTTCTTGATCGAACACCGCTAGGTCTGTATTGGGGTGACTCTCGAACAGCTATTGAAAAAGCAAAAGCACCTGGGGCAACGGCGGCTGATAAGGCGGCTGGCGATTTAGCTAAAACTCGAATTATGATGGGTAGTGCTACAGCTGCTACCGTTTTTGGTCTAGTGCTAACTGGTCAAATGACAGGTGGAGGGCCAAAAGATCCAGGCTTACGTGATGCCTACAGACAAAAAGGATGGAAGCCCTACAGTGTCAAAATTGGTAATGTATATTATAGCTATGCTGGAGCAGAACCTTTTTCATCCGTATTTATGATGGCGGCTGATGCTGCGGAGGCTGCGAAAAGTGGTTTTGCAGACGAGGAAGAACTTGAAAAAGTAGCCGCTGGTGTCATTGCATCATTGGGTAAACAGATGACGCAAAAGACCTTCATGCAAGGGTTCTCAACTCTTGTGAGCGTAATCGATAATAAGGATCGGTACGGCGGTAATTTTATTGAGCGTTTTGGTTCTTCAATCGTGCCTCGTATATTTAGCAATATAGAAACAACTGGAATACCTTTTGTTACTGAAGGCGATCCAGTTGTAAGAGCGACTCAAGGATTTCTTGACAATCTACGAGCGCAAATACCTGGATTGAGTGATAGTCTACCACCACTTAGAAATCTTGCAGGGCAGACTGTTTATACAAGCGGAGCGTTTGGCCCTGATGTTTTATCACCTATCTATTCATCGGTGCATGGCCCGAACCCAAAAGACCCAGATAAAAAAAGGGCGAAAGAGGCATTTGAAATGTTTAATATTTTCACAGATATTCGTTTCAACCCCTCGCAACATGGCAAGATGTTTAACGAAGATGTCGAGCTGGGGCCAAAGGGTAAAGACTTATTTCATCAATATGCAGGTAAGCGAACATTAGAAGGATTTAAAAGATTTAAAAAATCCTCAATGTTCAAAAGATTATATCCGTTAGCAAAAAAGAAAGCAGGTCTCGCACGCGAAGAACTGCAAGACGCTTTTCGCGGTGTGTTGCAGAGAGCCCGTGCAAGAGCGCGAGCTGATCTTTTTAGAGATAAAAGCGAGGTCGGAGCGTCAGTGCGACAAGCCGTTAAATTAGCGAGGAAAAAAATGATGGAAGAAAGACGCAAACTTAGAAAAGAAGTGCGTGAGGTAAACTAATGACTGTAAGTAGTACGACGACAAAAAATAGCTATTCGGGAAACGGAAGCACAACTGTATTTGCCTACGGGTTTAAGATTTTTGATGACGCTGATCTGCAAGTTATCATAAGATCGAGCACAGGCACTGAGACAACCAAGACGCTCACCACGCATTATACGGTGTCTGGTGCTGGTGATGCCTCTGGTGGCAATGTCACGTTTACGACCGGTAATACCCCTGCTTCTGGCGAGACAGTTGTTATTCGCCGCAACCTCACACAGACCCAATCAACTGATTATGTGGCCAACGATCCGTTCCCAGCCGAAAGCCACGAAGATGCGCTTGATCGACTGACATTCATTGCACAGGGCATTCAAGAGGAATTGGATAGAACTTTTAAGATTAGTAAGACGAATACAATCACGACATCTGAATTTACGGATTCGGCTTCCGACCGAGCATCAAAAGTTTTAGGTTTTAGTAGTGACGGAAACAGCCTTACCGTCTTTGCAAATCCAGATGTGGACACTGAACTAACTGCGATAGCGGGTTTGACATCTGCTGCAAACAAAATGATCAGATATACAGGGTCAGGCACCGCCGACCTAGTTGATTTTCTTGACCAAGATGACATGTCGTCTGACAGCGCCAGTGCTGTGGCAAGTCAGCAAAGCATCAAAGCGTTTGTAGAATCAGGAACAAGCACCCTCACAAATAAAACTCTGACCGCGCCCAAATTTGCTGACGGCGGTTTCCTAGCAGACAACAACGGAAATGAGGCAATAAAAATTACCACGACTGCTAGTGCTGTAAATGAATTGACCGTTACGCCAGCAGCCACCGGCAATGCGGTAACTCTTAGCACAACAGGTGGCGATACAAATATTGATTTGACTCTCAGCCCAAAAGGAACTGGGGAAGTCAACATTGCCGCTGGTAATTTGAATTACGCTGGTACAGCCGTCACAGCAACGGGCGAAGAGTTAAACATCCTAGATGGCGTAACCAGCACAGCGTCAGAACTAAATATTTTGGATGGAGTGACATCAACTGCAAGCGAACTCAACATTCTCGATGGCGTAACGTCCACAACAGCGGAGCTAAATATTGTTGATGGTAATACATCTGCCACCTCAACCACTGTAGCTGATGCAGACCGTGTAGTTCTCAATGACGACGGCACTATGGTTCAAGTAGCCGTTACCGATTTAGCTACATATTTTGGAGCATCGACCGTTGATCAAACGATCAAAACCTCAGATGGCGGTATACTGAATTTACAAACCTCTGACACAACCGTTACATCTGGAAGTGTTCTAGGGTCAATTGATTTTAAAGCGCCTGATGAAGCTAGCGGCACTGATGCGATTTTGTTGTCTGCCTCTGTTGCGGCAATATCCGAAGGCACTTTTGCCGCCGATAACAACGCCACAAAATTATCTTTTAAAACTGGCGCAAGTGAGGCTGCAACCGAGAAGATGTCGATTTCAAGCGGTGGAAACATTACTTTCCCGACCGATGGACTGGTCGTTAGTTTTGGGGTGGACTCCGACGTTCAACTAACGCACGTCGCTGATACAGGTTTAAGACTTGGTGATGGTCAATCAATGATTTTTGGAACATCAAACGATCTTACCATAAAACATGATGGGTCAAATTCTATTATTCAAGACTCTGGAACAGGACAGCTCAACATTGCTGGAAGTCAAATAAGTATTACCAATGCGGCGCGAGGTGAAAATATAGCAATTTTTACAGAAGATGCTGGCTTTAGATTTTTCCATGATAATACTGAAATATTTTCTTCTGGAACTAATTACGTCACAGGAACTGTAGGACTCAACGTTACGCAAGCGAGTGCAGCCGCATCTAATATTTTTAAAAATCCAGAAACAAGTAGCACAGCAAACACCATAGTTTTTCGAGATGGAGATAGTACTGATTGCGGTATTATTGGCATTAACGCTGCAAATAATACTGCCAGCTATGGAACAAGTAGTGATTACAGACTCAAAGAAAATGTTACTTATACTTGGGATGCAACAACTAGATTAAAACAATTAAAACCTGCACGATTTAATTTTATATCTAACCCTGATAAAGAAACCTTAGATGGGTTTCTTGCACATGAGGCACAGACAGTTGTGCCTGAATGTGTTAATGGTAATAAAGATGCTGTTGATAATGATGGTGAGCCGATTTATCAACAGATTGATCAGTCCAAATTAGTGCCTTTGTTGACAAAAGCACTGCAAGAGGCACTTTCCAAAATTGACACACTCGAAACGCGAGTAGCGGCTTTAGAGGCGTAAAACGCCCATAGCTGCCCATACAGAGCGATCTCTGCTTTTTGCTACCACTGTATCAAAATAACACTAGACAAGCATTCAGCGGTCATTTTAGCCGCTATTTTTTTGAGTAATTAGGAAAATCTATGCCAAAACCCACCGTTCAAAGTGTTCAAGCACAAATAAACACCCATGAAGAAGTGTGTGCCGAAAGGTGGAAGGAAACCATCGAGCGCATCAAGCGTCTTGAACTGATTCTTATCTCGTCGGCTGGGGCTGTTATTCTTTGTATGGCTGGATTGCTGTTTAAGTAAATGGCAATTTTGGAGACAATCGCGGCGGTCAATGCGAGTTATGCGGTTATTAAACAGGTTGTTCAAAACTCAGGAGAGATAGCAAGAGCTGGGAAAGCGATTGCCAAATTTGTAAGCGGCAAAGAAGAACTGCAACGACAAATTGCTGGAAAAGACAAAAACAAAAGCAGTGGCAATGATCTCGAAGCGTTTATGGCCCTTGAACAAATCAAGCAACGCGAAGATGAGCTGAAGCAACTGATGATTTATAGCGGTCGTCCTGGGCTGTACACCGATTATGTAAAATTTTGCGCTCAAGCTCGTAAGGCAAGGCGCGAAGAAGAAAAAGCTGCAGAAAAAAAACGGCAAAAAATGTTCGTGATTATGGCTGTTGGGGGTCTAACACTTGTCGGTTTTGGAGCGATTGCATTCATAGTTATGCTTTTAGTCTTTAATGTAAATGCAAGCACTCAATGAAATTGGTGTTCGTGCTGGTTGTGATGACTTCCTTTAATCACACGTTGAGCGAAACAGTGTATTCAAAAATGAGCGACTGTCTGGCAATGCAAAGAAAAATTCAGTTGCCGTATCTGGCAAGCTGTTTGCCCAGAACTGTTCCAAAACAAACCAAGGCTTTTTAGTGGTAGGTGAGCTAATGACAAAAAAACTGCAAGAAAAATCGCAATTTGATGATCTTGACGTAGACGGTGATGGCGTTGTTAGCGATCACGAAATGTCTGTGGTCGAGGCGCACGATGCACACAGAAAGTACAAAACTCAAGAACGCATCACGATTTGTACGGCTATCTCAATGCTAGTGTTTACGATTGCGATGTTCCTTTTGCCAGAGAGTCGCATAGCGGTTCTGACGGATCTGAGCAACTTGTTTTACATTTCAGGCGCAGGGATTATCAGTGCCTTTTTCGGCTTCCAAGCTATGGGGCAAAAAAAATGAATACTGTCGATATAAACAAAGTGCATTTGCTAGAAACTGAAATTGATATTCTGCAAAGAAAAGCAGATGCCGAAAAGGGTGGAATGGGCCATTTGTATACAGCGATTGAAGTTCTGCGTCACCGTGTAAGAGAACTGAAAGGTGACAAATGATACAAACACTTCTGCCCTCTATACTACCAGCAGTCACGAACGTCATTGGTCGTTTTCTGCCAGAGGATAAAGAAGCGAAGGCCAAGGCTGAGAGAGAAATAGAAAAACAGTTAGCATCTCATCTCGCCAAAATCGATGTTGCTCAGTTAGAAATTAACAAACAAGAGGCGGCTCACAGGTCTATTTTTGTTGCTGGCTGGAGACCTTTTATCGGATGGACTTGCGGTATTGCACTGGCATACACCTATGTGCTTCAGCCAATACTTGTGTTTGGTCTTGCACAAGGTGGTTATCTCGTTGATTTACCAAAAATGGAGCTAGGCGAAATGATGCCCGTTCTTATGGGAATGTTAGGTCTTGGCGGCCTACGCACATTTGAAAAGTTTAAGGGTGTATCAAAATGAACTTGGATCAACTGCGTGAAGAGCTAACTATAGACGAGGGTAAACGCCTAGACGTTTATATGTGTACGGCTGACAAAGCTACCGTAGGGATCGGTCACATGATTAGGGCTGATGACCCTGAGGCTGCTTTAGAAGTTGGTGACACAATCACAGAGCAGCGGTGTCAGGAATTGTTCGACCAAGACATCGAGGGGGTCATCGAGGACTGCGACCGACTGATCAGAAACTTTCCTTACTTGGAACCCGAGGCCCAAAAAATATGTGCGAACATGATGTTTAACCTCGGGGTCAATCGTTTGGGTCTTTTCACCAATTTCCTGAATGCCCTCAATGAAGATCCACCGAACTACACTTTGGCTGCTTCAGAGATGCGCGACAGTCGTTGGTATCGCCAGGTGACAAATCGGGCTGAACGATTAGCTCGACGCATGGAGGATTTAGACCGTGGCTAAGACACCTGCTTGGCAGCGCAAGGCTGGCAAGAACCCGAGTGGTGGATTGAACGAGGCCGGTAGAAGATCAGCGCGAGCCCAAGGTATGAATCTAAAACGCCCTGTCTCGGCAAAGCAGGCGAAGCGATCTCCAAAAGCGGCAGCTCGCAGAAAAAGTTTTTGTGCTCGAATGGCTGGCATGAAAAAGAAGCTGACTTCACGTAAGACAGCGAACGATCCGAATAGCCGGATCAACAAAGCCTTACGAAAATGGAACTGTTAGGAGGGCAAAATGCCTGGGACAAAATACTCTATGAAGCAGATGAAGATCGCTCGCGTAGCCGAGCCAAGAAATAGAATTACTGGAGCTGACTTTAAAGCTCTGCAAAAAGGCAAGAGAAAACGAAAATCAATGATGGCAAATTCGAGGAGAGTGTAATGGCTTACGGTTATAAAAAACCTACGAAGAAAAAACCTAAACCAAAAAAGAAAAAGAAGTAATGGCAAAGAAAAAATCGAGCGTAAATAAGGCTGGTAATTACACCAAGCCTGGCATGAGAAAGCGTCTTTTTAAATCGATTTTAGGCAGAGCTGTTCAAGGTACCGCTGCTGGCAAATGGTCAGCACGCAAAGCTCAACTGTTAGCAAAAACTTACAAGGCGAGAGGGGGTGGTTATCGTTCTTAGCAAACGTGAAAAGTCCACATTGAAAAAACACTCTGTACATCATTCGAAAAAACATATGAGCATGATGCGTAAGATGATGCGGAAGGGCAGTAGCTTCTCGGCTGCTCACAAGGCAGCACAAAAGGCGGTGGGGAAATGAAGAAGTCTCAGCGCAGTTTGAAGAATTGGTCAAAGCAGAACTGGAGAACCAAGTCTGGAAAAAAATCTTCTGTGACTGGTGAACGCTATCTTCCAGAGGCTGCGATCAAAGCTCTCTCGCCAGCCGAATATGCTGCGACCACTGCGGCGAAACGCAGAGATACAAAACGTGGCAAACAATTTTCTCGGCAGCCCAAATCGATTATGGCGAAGACCAGACGCTTCCGATAAGTGACACGAAATGTCACTCTCACGACAACAAATACGACAACTAAAACCAAATAAACGTAGTTGTCGCAAATAAACCTAAGATAATAAAACTTGCGCTTTTCTGCGGATTTTAGTACTCTACGTCGGTGTCAATAAAGGCTTGGAACGGGTTCGAACCCCGTTGGGGTCACCACCTAAGACGTTGATATATAACAATTTTGTTGTTTCGCGACAACTAAATTGACAACAAAAGTGGCCTCGGTGGCTTTATTAATTGACACAAACTGTCTATGGTATAGACTGCAACTGTCAATATAAGTCGTGGAGAGCGTTATGGAAAATCAACTTGATCTTAAAATTTACGAACACAGTTATCGAAAAAAAAGAGGCTGGGCTGCCTACCTTATAAAGGACGGCAGCAGACAATTACCTGGCTACTTCAAGACCAAAAAGGAAGCGATTGCAAAACGCAACGAACTTATAAGAGCTCGTAATCTTAATGCCGCCCTCGCAAAAGACATCTTTGACGACGTTGCTGATGAGGTCATCAAGCGTTACGAAGGACGACATCAAAACGGTGATGTGAAATTTCAAGCAGTCCTGACTGCCAAGCAATCAAAAAAATTCTGGGGAAAATATTTTTCAAACATTCGGTTGAATGACATCACTCTTCAACACATTGAACAGGCTCTTGAGGATGGGATTAAAAAGCGAGCAAAAAAAACTGTAAAAAATCATTGGGCTTTTTTACGTCTTGTTTTTAAACGAGCAGTCGTCACACAACGCAATCTCCACGACATGACTGCTAACGTAAATTTATCTGAGATTATAGGCAGCACAAAATCAAAAAAGTCTGGTGCGAAAAAATTATCTTCAACTGTAATTGAAAAGATCATCGAGCACGCTGGTGACTATCGTTTGATAATTAAGTTTGCAAGTAAAACCGGTATGAGGGGTGGAGAGATTCGCGCCTTGGTCTGGGAGAATGTTGATCTCGATGCTGGGTGGATTTCCGTTGTTGAGGAAACTGGATCAGCAACTTTAACCGAAAATGGTTGGGTCAAAGGTTTGGTGAAGACACCAGCCGCAGCTCGGAACATTCCGATTTCAGATGAGCTGGTTGGCGAGCTTCGAGAGCACAGGTTAAAGTCAAAGTTTAGTAAAGACACTGACCTTGTGTTCCCGAACCAAGACGGTGGGATTTTAGCCCCTTGTCTATTGAGTGGAAAAGTCTCTTATCGCTCTGGTCGAAAGTGCTACAGCGGTGCGATAAAGCCAGCGTGTGATCGAGCAAAAGTCGAGCCTATCCGGTTTCACGATCTTCGACATCACTATGCTTCTTTGCAGTTGGGTCGAGCTGAGGTCAGTTTAGTAGAGGTGGCTCAGTTGATGGGCCATGAAAACTCAAACGTCACAGAGACAATTTACGGCCATTGGCTGAAGGGTGATGAAAAAGATTCCGACACGCGAGCTCGCGCTGCAATCTAATCGATGAGGGGGGGGTTATTTCCCCCCTCTCTGACCATGCCTAGAGACATCAGCCTCACCATTAACCATTTTCAAAATTTCATCACGTAAAATGTATGTGAATTTTCCGATCTTTTGACTTTTGATCCGGCCTTTTCTGGCTTGGTACAAAATCTGTCGACGACTTTGATCATCATTTTTTCCAAATAATATTTCAGCAGCCGTAGTCACATCGACCAAAGCCGGTAAATCAGAAAGGCATTGGTTCGTCATTTTTATTCTCCTCAATTTGCGGTGGATCGTTCACAAAAAGTGAAATCGTTGTCACAGTTTCGTAGCTTCCATTATTTGCAACTTGCAACTGAACACTCGGCTTGTTGCCACTATTTCGATAATAATCAACAACTAGGTTTTCGAGCTCTGGATCTTCAATGTTGAGCCATGCTGATGCCGTAATTTTTTCCGTAAGCCCGATTGCTTTTAATCTTTTTACATTACTGTTTCCAAGAGGGGGTCTAGCCATTTTCAAGTTCCTTCCTTTTATTTATCCAAAATTTTACTAACCTGTCAGCCACTTCTGAATTTGTTTCGCGAAGTCGACGCAGCTTAGTGGAGTTGTCATGCGGATAACTTTTGATTTGAGATAGGCTCGTCATACTCTCAATGCTGCGCTGCTCCATCGACAGTAAATGCTCTGCATCTTCAACGGTCATTTCATTGGAAGCAGGGGCAGGGGCAGTTGTACTGATTGCCTTTTCTTTTCTGACAACCGCATCCATCTCATTAGCACTTGCGTACTCTGATCCGTGCAGCCCGAGGCTTGCTAAGGCTCGCCCAATCGCGCTTGTCTCTGCATTCTCAACGGCACTGGTCTTGTTGACATTCGTACTTCCGCGCAGCTCCTCGGCAATTCCTGAGCCTACGATCATCGCTGCCTTGTCGCGCACAATCGCCTTTACACGGACAGTGGTGTTATCAGCCACAAGAATTTCAGTTTCAATCCCCAGAGCAGTACCAAAGTTTTTACGAAATATCTCAATGCGCTTTTTGACTTCTAAGTACTCCTTCCCCCCACGTACATTTATTCCAGCCGTGTTCGAGGCTTCAGCCATCGCTGTCTGCAAAGCCTCATGTGTGTCTTTCATAAACGGATCATCTTCGTTTTTCATACCTAAATGCTTTCCTCCCTGATTTGTTTGTGTGTTTCTCATCTGTCCTTTCCAGTAGCCCAGAGCTCACCAGCTCGGACAGTCGCCGCCATACCGGATAGCCCAGAACATCCTCAATCTCTTCAGCAGCTCGACGTTTACCATCTGACATCACATTCATAATTGCTTTCTGCTGAGCAGGTATACTCCGCGCCATACTATCGCCAGCCTCATGGCTGGTAACTGGATCATTAGTTCTAGCCAAACCGGACTCTCTTATTTTTCGTAGAAATTTTGTCATCGTGACCAAATCTCCTTTGCCAACGCTTTTATCTGCGGTTTGACATCCCAGCTCCAGTGTCCGAACTGCGGCTCTACAAGTTGAAGCAAATCCTCGATGTGACCGCCCATGCGGTGCGCTGCTCTCAAAATCTTTTCTCGAATGCGACAATCTTGAGCGCACAACTCAAGGATTGAGTTTAAATGCTCTGGTGTGAGCTCTTCGCAGTTGTCAGGAGTAAAGACACGGTATCCAAGCCGATTGGCATATACCAAAGTGGGCAAGTTTTTTGTGCCATGCCAGTAACCGGCTACTTGATACAGGTGAGCAAGGTCAGGTTTTTTCGGAAGAGAGTTTGCCGACCACCCAGACTTTGCGGTTTTGGACGCACGATCCCATTTTGTTTTGAGCTCAACCCTCTCGGAATAATCGGGTATGCCAAAATATTCTAACTCGCATCCAGGCAGGTTCGTGAAAACCTGCTTCTCGCCATACAGATTATTGATGCCGGTAAGAGCTTCTCTCAGCCCCGTGATTGCATTCTCACAGACATCAGCTATTTCATCGCATCGATGTTCTGCTTTAATCTGGTCTGTGTCATCCCAGTCACGGGGCTTGTAAGCCCTCATTGTTTCTTGAGCTGTTTGCGCCGCGAGGGTTGGATCTGCTTCTTCGAGCAAGATAGCGTCACAAAATTGTTGTACGGTGCGCCCTGCACACATCTGAGCGTTGTCATCTTTGTGTAAGTCGATGGTCAGACGAGCATCAGATTTTGACTCTACGCTCGCTGAGCCATCTTTCATAACTTTCCAAGCCCTTTCCAGGGCTGGTCTGACATAACATTTGTCAAAGAGTGTGCGGCAGGTGCTCCGCGATTTGGGGTTGGAATGCCACTTATAAGCGTAGTGAGTTGACCAATCAGGTATTTTGAACATTGACAGCTCCTCAGATAAATCTGAAGTCACTATCTTAAAATTGATAGTATCTGTCTATTCCTGACTATATTTTATCCACAAAAATTGGATATGAAAATTATTGATAGTTTTTATCAATAGTTTTTAGTAACAAAAATTACTGCTATTTTTTATACATACTGTTTAAAGTAGTGTTTTAAATAATCGGGAAAAACATCCTTATTATTTTTAAGATTTTCTGTCGCAATGTCCATTTCTCTCAAAATCGGAAAAACTTTGTTATCGCGTTCTAAATCTTTGTTTATTTTTTTAGCAGCTTTCGATCCACAATTTCTTGCAAAATTACAGTAAGATATGAAGGCTGCGACCGTTTTTCGAGTTGGGAAAACTCGGTCTTTTCTGCCATCTTTTTCGGCAAGCACAACGATCAATTCCAACTCGATTGCATCTCTAATAATATTTTGACTGGTTGCCGTCGAGCAGGGAAGACCATTCCACAGATCCGTCTTTATAATGTGACTTTTTTTAAACCAGGTTTCCATGATCATGTACCAACAAAGTGCGTGGTGGCGACTTTGCATCCAAAATTTAAGCTCAGGGTTTTGATTTTGTGAGAATGCTTTTTGCATGAGCTGAACTCTTTGAGAAGCAAACCACAGACAATATGTTTTTATTTGATCGTAATTTTCACCGTCGATTGTAAAAAGCGCAGGTAAATTTTTATTTTCCATGTCGAAAATGCCTAACTCGACCGCGCCATTCATATCAATGGATGTGTAGGGTTCAGCATCAAGAATTTTTTGTTTAGTCATTGGTCACCTCGATATTTAGTGCATCATTTTGATACGTTTGGAATAGCACCGGTGTCGCCCATTCAAGTTCGACAGCCTGTTCAATTCCACCGGCTGAGAAAGGATCACTGAGGCTGTAAGTCCCAAGGGGCTCAGGAAATATCAAGGCAAAGCCAATCAGTGCATCTGGGGCGAGTAGCGTGCCACCAACACGTTTATAAACACTGAGCTTGTTGGTTGTATCGGAACTGACAGTACCTTCTTTAATTGGTCTTGCGTCGCAAAAATATATTGTTTTGTTGTTCCAACTCTTACTTCCGTTCTCTTTGATAATTGCAGTCATCCAATCGGGATTTGCCATCATAGTATGCACACGCCGATTATGGATGCCGTCCACGGGCGTAACGTGATGCTGAGCATCAGCTATGCCGTAAAGGGTCACCGATCGGGTTTCGAATAATATCTCCTCAGCCGTACAGTCAAGAATAGCAGCATACTGAACAGCATCTTCCATTTTCATTTGTGTTTTGCCGGTAACGTGACGAGAAACAGTTTCCGGCGTGATGCCTCTAAGCTCTGCCATCTCCTTACCAGAAACGCTTTTACGCATCATTAAGTTTTTTAATTGGTTCATTGCTTCACCCCCACCTTGACACTTTAGTGTCCTACAAGCCTATCAGTTATATTATATCTGACAATATGTCTATTTATGTCTATCTTGTGGATAAATGGTTTTGAATTGACAGTAACTGTCTATATACTGGAGACATGACTTTATCGGAATGGCGCACATTAAAAAACTTCACCTACGCACAGCTTGCAAATGCTGTTGGTGCGCCGCATCCGACTGTTGCGAGAAGGTGGTGTTTACCGCCCACACACAGAAATTCCGTTGTGCCATCCCCCAAATATCTTCGAAACATCATGAAGCTCACGGCTGGGGCTGTGCAAGCAAACGATTTTTACCGTGACCAAATATAAATCAAAACCTACGGTTATTGATGGTGTGCGCTTTTCGTCAAAGGCCGAGGCAGAGAGGTATTGTCAGCTTAGGTTGTTGGTGAAAGCTGGTGAGATTTACAATTTGGAGATGCAACCAAAATACCTTATCAGCATTAACGGCCAAAAGATTTGTACTTACGTTGCAGATTTTAGGTATTTCTCCAAAGAACATGGCCCAAAAAACCAAGTTGGTCATCTGCACGTTGAGGATGTTAAAGGCATTAAGACACCGGTTTATAGGCTCAAAAAGAAGCTGGTCGAGGCATTGTATCCAGGCGTGAAAATCGAAGAAATTAAAATCCGCAAGAGACAGTTCGTTGATTAAAAACCAAAAAAATACTGTTGAGTGTGAGCTCTGCAACGGCACGGGAAAGGTCGTGCTGCCTAAACGAGTTGTGGATGCGTGTCCGGTTTGCACCAAAACGGCTGAGCTCGAATACAGAGTGGCAAAAAGCCATTACGGAAACCAGAGGCTGTGGTTGCCTGCTGATGAAGGATAGCAATCCGGCATACAAGCGTGACCAGATGGCGGCTGATCGATTGTACCGCGAAGTCATCGATGCAGTGATCAGAGGTGATAATCGTTGTTATCAATTTTACATGATGCATTTAGCAAAGATTGCACTGAAATACACGAAGAATACTCAACGTGGATAACTTATCAAAAAAGTTTTGGAAAGACGTCGAGAGGGGTATACGTGAATCTAAAAATCTGATACCCGAAGGGCTATATAAAGCAACCATCGCAAAACACTCTCGCAAGCAAAATAAAAATAAATATTTAAATCTGCATTCTAAAGCAGCACTCGAAAGATGCAATATAAAGCATCCATATATAGCGCAGGCGATTAAATCAACAAATCTCAATTATCAATCTGCAAAAGCTAGTTATAAAGCTGATGAGTGGCGGTATCGAAAGCAGAAATGCCTGGATCGATTGCGCTGCAACATGAGCCGTGATCGTTTTGCCGAGCTCCTTGTTGCTGTATCTCAGCTTGAAGGGGAAGACCTGGCAGAGTGGGTGGTGAAATGCGAAACATCACATTAGCTGCTTTGCATGATTTGTTAATTGAATGTGCTGAGACAGAGCGTATGCTGCCACCGGCGATACGAAAGCAGAAGCTGGCAACATGGCCTGACAGCCCAGATGAATGGACAGCATACGGATACACAGAGACCGAGGCACGCAGACCTAAACCAAGCCCCAAACAAATCGATGAATGGTCTGAAATGTTACAGATACTGCTGCGCTTGCCTGATGCAGATGATCGCAAACTTATATGGGCTGTAGCACATAGTGCTGCGTTCAGAGAGCGTGGGCCAGCCTGGAAGAAACTTGCTAAGATACTGCACTGTGACTACCGCACAGTAAAAAGAAAATATGAGAATGCCCTGACTGATTTATGGTTTATTATTGATTAATTTTGCAATTCAATAGATAGCTGTTGTCAATGTCGTTAAAATAGACTACATTTCGTTAAGCTGGTTAGCATAGTGCTATCAGCTTTGTAGTATCTCCCAGATAAAACAAAACCAAAGGTTGCCACGCTTTGCCCACTGGCGTGGCAACTTTGTTTGCGAGGATTATGCCAAAAGCTCCGAGAGTAACCAAAAGCCAAATGAGCGAGATCTGTGATCGCATCGCTGAAGGTGAAAGCCTGACCAAGATATGCGTGAGCACGGATCATTTGCCATCGTGGAGAACGGTGCTGCGCTGGGTGCAAGAGGATGATACAGCGCATACTGCGTATCGTATTGCCCGTAATCTGCAATGTGAGGTTATGCGTGATCAGATTATTGATTTGGTTGAAGCACCACTTCCAACAGATCCAAAGCTGGCGATGGCAGAGGTACAGCGTAGAAGATTAGAAGCAGACCATAAAGATAAACATATCAGACAGATGCAACCATTGGGGCTACGTAACAAGGCAGAGGATACCAAGCAGAGCAGTGGTCAGATCACGCTGAGCTGGAGTGGAGCAGAAGTTAAGACGGGGTGATAAGTGTGGTGCAGTGCAAAGCCTGTGGCAGAGCTCGCGTGCGCGAGGCAAGCATTGCGAATGCGACGCATTCTCAACTACTACCACCCCCCCAAACTGTTTTGTTGTCGTATGTGTTGTCGTTCCGGCTGTAAGCGTTGCTGACCCTCACGACCCAACGGGATTGAGACCCGTTTAATTATTTTATGCTGCCAGCAAGGGGGGGTCTGTTTCGTTAAGGCACCCCCCCACCACCCCCAGAAGTGGCCGCCGAGTCATATACGTATAATAACCAGATAGGAGCCTGTCTCTCACACTCATGCAGATCAAAATACCCTACAGCCCTCGGCCCTTGCAGTCGGAGCTGCATAACGCCCTGGCAGCGAAGAGATGGGGTGTCGTTGTCTGCCATAGACGCTTTGGCAAGACCGTCATGGCTGTCAATCATCTGCTGCGAGATGCCGTGCTCAACACCAAGAGCAATCCTCGCTATGCCATGATAGGCCCGACATATCGGCAGATGAAGAATGTGGCTTGGGATTATCTAAAGATGTATGCCGGTGCTATACCGATGGTGCGTTTCCATGAGACTGAGCTCAGGGCTGACCTGCCGAACGGGGCTAGAATACAGCTCTTAGGTGCTGAGAACCCTGATAGTTTGAGGGGTATATATCTGGATGGGGCTGTCCTCGATGAGATGGCAGATATGCCGGAGAGTTTATTTCCGGAGGTGCTGAGACCGGCTCTTAGTGACCGCAAAGGCTGGGCGTTGTTTATTGGTACGCCTAGAGGACATAATAGTTTCTTTGATCTTTACAGTGAGGCTGAAGGCCAAGCCATCTTGGATGATGAGGAGCTTGAAGCCGCACAGAGCATGATGACAACTGATCAGTATGCTCAGGAGTACGAATGCTCATGGGTTGCGAACGTGCCAGGGGCTGTATTTGGAAAAGAGCTTCAAGAGGCTCAGGAGAACGGGCGCATCAGTTCAGTTCCGTATGACCCAACCTGTAGGGTAGATACTTGGTGGGATCTCGGGGTCGGGGATAGCACGGTGGTTTGGTTCACCCAATCCGTTGGCCGCGCTGTTCATGTGATCGATTTTTATGAAAACAGAGGCGAAGGACTGCCACACTACGCCAAGATGTTGGCTGAAAAGGATTACCTCTATGGGACGCACAACGCGCCGCACGACATCGAAGTCCGCGAGCTCGGCACGGGTAAAAGCCGCCGCGAGATCGCCTGGGACTTGGGGATCAATTTCAGAGTGGTGCCGAAACTTCCTATCGAGGACGGTATCCATGCCGCGCAAATGCTTATCCCTCGCTGTTGGTTTGATAAGGATAAGTGCAAGCCAGGCTTGGAAGCTCTTAGACAATATCATAGGGCGTATAATGAGAGGCTTAGGACATTTAGAAATAGCCCTGTACACGATTGGTCTTCACACGCAGCCGATGCTTTTAGATATTTGGCAGTGGGTATTAAGGAAAGCAGAACGCACGATCGACCGCCTCAGATCATTGCGGATTCAGTTTATAACCCTCTTCAAGTGAGAATTTAATGGGATTTCTAAAACCACCATCGCCTCCACCTCCACCACCTCCACCGCCTCCCCCTGCGGTTGAGCCGCCGCCAGGAGATCCAGGTAATGTGATCAGGCCATCTGATGTTGTGGATACGACTGAAAAGAAATTACGAAATACAAAAAACAAACGAGTAACCAGACGCACAAGCCGAGTGACCGGCCCAAGAGGTCTCCTAGATGAGGCACCGGTGGAGAGACGCACACTGCTTGGAAGCAACGCAAGGAGATATTGATGGGTGGCCCAGTACAGAATATTAGAAAACGTATTGAACGTGCGTTCACACCGCCGAGACCGCAAGCCCCTCAGCCTCCACCCCCTCCGAGACCGGAGCCGTCACCGCCTCCCAGACCAGAACCACCAACACCTGAGCCCCCACCGCCTGAGCCAGAAACAGAACCGGTAACGCCGCGAAATGTTACCTACACTGGCGACGATGCTGACGAGGGCAGGGGCAGAAGACGGACACGACGACGACGACGACGCTCCACGGTTGCAACCTCAGCCCGAGGTTTAATGGGCGATGCACCAACTGACCGAAAAACTTTATTAGGTAGCTAATATATGGCTGATGAAACTGCCGTTTTGCTGATCAAGCGTCTTGATGCGCTGACCACGCAACGCCAGACTTGGGAATCTCACTGGCAAGAAATTGGTGACTACGTGGTGCCGCGCAAGGCAGACGTAACAAAAAACCGGTCACCAGGCGATAAACGCAGCGAGCTCATCTTTGATGGAACAGCCATTCATGCTGCCGAGCTTTTGTCTGCATCTTTACACGGAATGCTGACCAATGCCTCGACTGCCTGGTTTTCACTTAGATACACCGAGAACGAGCTAAACAGTGAAGACGAGGCGATGGAATGGCTGCAAGGTGTCGAGGATGTCATGTATCAGGCGTACAATCGCTCGAACTTCCAAGAGCAAATCCATGAGCTGTACCATGACCTGATTACATTCGGAACTGGTGTCATGTTTGTTGAGGCTGATGATGATCAGCAAATCCGGTTTTCAACCCGACACATCAAAGAATGTTACCTCAGTGAAGACGACAAGGGGCGTGTCGATACTGTTTACAGAAAATTTAAAATGCCCATGCGAGCCGCCCTCAACCGTTTCGGCGAAGAGAAAATGTCGAGTAAGATACTCAAAAAGGCGGCATCCAATCCCTACGAAATGATTGATCTTGTCCATGCCGTCTACCAAAGAGATGAACGCGACACCACCAAGATAACGGCAGAGAACAAACCGTTTGCATCTGTCTATATCGAGCCGGAGCAAAAGATTATTTTATCGGAAAGCGGTTTCGATGAGTTCCCCTACATGGCCCCCCGATTTCTCAAAGCGAGCTTCGAGGTTGGCTATGGCAGGTCACCAGCCATGACGGCTCTTGCCGACATCAAAATGCTGAACAAGATGTCGGAAGTGACAATCAGGGCGGCACAGAAACAAGTTGATCCCCCTTTGCTTGTTCCTGATGACGGCTTCATGTTACCGATTCGCACTGTGCCTGGTGGCCTAAATTTTTATAGATCCGGCACGCGAGACAGGATCGAACCTTTAAATATCGGTGCAAACAATCCGCTAGGATTGTCGATGGAAGAGCAGCGACGACAGGCGATTCGCTCGGCCTTCTATGTTGATCAGTTGATCTTAGGCCAAGGGCCGCAGATGACCGCAACAGAAGTTG